AGCATATTTTTCAACCAATCTCTGAACAGACAAACCTTTTCTATCTCTAAGCCTATACTGTTTGAAATCACCAAAAATCATTGCAATTGCATTTGCTGCAATACTTGCCATGCCTTCAGGATTTACAATTCCATATCCATCAAAAGTCGGAGGCGTACCAATCTGCAAGGATGGTTGCCAATAATATCTACCCTGACCATCTTTTAATAGTCTTACAGCACTTTCAGTCGATGAGTTCATAGCCCAATGAGCATTCCGGCGATATGTTTTTTTAATCTTATATTGAGCACCAATCATTGCATCAATACCATTGTTAGAGGCATCTGACAAAGCATCTGAAACACCAGATGGTTCATAATTCGCCTGAACAGTTGTATCTGATGCAATACCACTTGGCTGGTTGTCACCTGGTCCAACTGCGATTGCATCATCTTCTGCTTCTGCAATAGCTTTTCCATAACCACCTGTCATTTCTTGAACAATATTTGCTTCTGCATCATCAAGAGTATCAATTGCAATAGTTGTAAGAGCAGTTAAGAAAAATACTTCAATCTTTTTACCGCCAGATGACAAGTCAGCAGCAGATACTTCTATTGCTTTTCTGCCCCATGATACAGCAGGTTTTGATAATGATGGAAAAGTAACAGTATCACGACCAGTTGGAGCAACATCACATATAGGTCTTAATTCTGCTTCATCATAAGCATTCATTATAATTCCAGATTCAAAAGTTGGAGGTATAAAAATACCACCATCAGCATCAGATGTGCCAGCAAGTGCCCTGGTTTCTTCAGGTGTCAACTCTGCATCTGCACCTTTTCTGATTCTTTTTACAAAAGCACGTTCATATTCTTTCATTTCTTTAGTGACTTCAACACCATCTGCTTCTTGGTTGAAAGCAGGTCGATTCATTCTTTTTTCAAACTCATTGAAAGATTTTCTCATTTCTTCAATGTCAGTATTGATTTTATCAACCATTTCATTTGTTTCAGCAGTGGCTGTTCCATTACGTTCCTCTGCCTCAATAATCTTTTTATCATTTCTTTTTTTCAATTCTTCATGAGATTCTAAAATCTTCTCTTGAAGTTTTTTTAGTTCATCTATTTCAGCCATTTGAAAAGCTCCTTATTTTAATTTGTCTATCGTATTAATAATAGAGGCAATACTGATTTCATCTTCTTTTTTATTCTCAACAACACCAAGAAGAGCTGCAAACCTTTGTTTTTCTGCCTCACTAAATCCAAGTTCTCTGATCTCTGAACAAAAAGCTTCAATGGTGTTTCTCCGTTGTAATTGATGTGCCTCTCTGATGTTCTCAGGAAGTTCAGCCAACTTGCCTCTTAATTCAATTGGTAATAATTTTCCATCCTTCAGCCTGTCAAAGTCTGTATCAGTGAGAGAAGTTTCACGAACAAAACTTTCTACGTTATCAGTGGCTTTTAATGCCTCTTGGATGATGTTTCCTGTTCTTGTTAATTGTTTATATGTCACTGCCCTGGTTCCAAACTGAGCATAATATTCAGCTAACCAAGACATATATGCACCATGAAAATCTGAAATTGCTGCATCAGTCTTGAATAAAACCTCTTCTGAACTATTATCATAATTCCAATTTATATCATCAATAGTTTGTTCAAGAGCCCACAAAAGTTTCCAACCTCTTTGTCTCAATTCATTGTCTATAGCAGTTTGTTCAAAATCTTCTGCTCTCGCATCAGTAATCACAGCAGCACCATTTGCCTCAAAAATAACAGGTCCGCATTCCATAACTCGAACTTCAGTGAATGTACGAATCTTATTAATAATTTCAGAATCTATAACATTAAAACCAAATGAAAAACAATCAACATCACCAGCCCTGACATGGGCAAAAGCTTCTTTTCCTGCCTGGGTATCAAGATTAAACTGAACTTTAACAAATGGTCCATAGTCATCTTCACGACATTCAAGTATCTTACCAGACAATTTTTCATGATTCCAAATCAATCTGATTTTATGTCCACGTTGCTCAAATGTTTTTTCAAAACAACCACGCTGAAAAGAAGTTGTATAACTATCAACTGTATCCCAGGCTGTTAAGTAAGCATCAACAATACCTTCAACAACATCTTCTTCCCTTAATTCCCCAATTTTTCCAAGCTGTCTATATTCCATTTTCTTGTTCATGATTTTATCCTCATTTATGCATTTACCCTGAAATGCTATAAGTTAATGTGCATCGTCAATTGACTCTTTCTTTTGCAGATAAATTAGTATCCATGGGATAATCTGCTTTTTCTCCACCAACAATAAAATTCTTATCAATATCAACCGTTTTATCATTCATTTTCTGGTGTGATTCTCTTACCTCAAAAGTAGCAGTTGACCAAGTTTTCTTATCTGCTCCTGATATTTTTGCAGCTGTTAATTGTCCTAAATTTGCAGCTGTTCCAGTTTCAGTCCGGGCAATTGCTAAAGCTCTTTCGGGTGAAAAAATACCTGTGTCAATAATAGCTTGTTGTATTTGACTATCTGTATAGCCTAACTCCAAACCTTCAGTAATCCATTCAAGAACTTTAACTCTGGTTGTTTCACTCATAAGAGTTACTTCTGAAAGAACAATACCTTCAGATTCAAGAAAATCAAGCAGGTCAGTTTCAAGCTCATCACCTATTTCTCTTTTTTCAACCACTAAATCAGAACCAAATTCAATCCCTACATCAATATATATTTTAGTAAATTCAGACACCCAATCAGGAATTGATTTCTTTATAACTGATTCAGTATTTGCAGCTGTTAGATTTTTAAATATAGCATCTTTTTGCTTGTCTAATAGATTGAAAACAATATCAGTGATAGCACCTTCTGCAAGTTCAGCAATCTCTTCTTTAGTATCATCATCAGCTCGTTTTTCAATTAGAGTATATTTAATTTTATCCTGCTCTCTTTTTTCAACCTCTTGTACTTTTTGAGTCTTCACATATGATTTATCCCAACCCTCAAACTCTTCAAAGCCAAACCTGAAAGCCTTATTTAATTGATCAAAAGGAACACCCATCTCATGTAACTTGGTTGAAATTTCAGTCCATTCAACCATAGCCCTTCTAATTGCTGCTACACTTGACAGATCATAACTAATTACCTCATTATCTTTGAGTTCATCCTCAAAAGACAAATTAAAAGTATCTTTTAAATCATCAAGGAGTGGCACTTCTGTTTGAAACCAAAATATCAATTCAGATGTTGCAAAGTTGTTATATGTTGATGAACTTTGAGAACCTCCATAAACTGGTGGAATTCCAAAAGTAATAAAAATCTCATTCATATTATCTTCACGACCTTTTGAAAAATCCATTTCAACGGGAGTAAGACTCATTGGTGTATATTTTGCTTCTGAACCAACTACTTTTATTTTTCTAGCATTATTTGTATCTGCCATTGATTCGTTTATACTTTCAGCCACATCATTAGCATCTTTTTGAGTTTGAAATTCACGCTTAAAAGACATCACACCAGAGGGAACGCCCCTGTTTTGCATAGTTGATTTATTCCAATTCTGCTGTTCATTATCAATATCAACCGTCCTTGCAGCAGCTTCAAGAGGTGCAATACCAATTAAAGGGTTTGCAGGATTAAAAAATTTATGATGGATAATAATATCAGGTTCCTTTAAATCCTTTAAATCTTGATCAAGAGCATAGCCTTTAATCCATTTGTCAGTTGCTTTTGCTGCAACTGGTGCTAATCTGTCTGGTGATATAGGCCATAACTCCTGTGTTTTATTCCCGACTTTGACTTTTTGTAAATAGCTATTCCCGGCTAACTCAAGCCAGGACGTCACCAACTCAAACATATCTTGTTTAGATATATGTGGATTCGGTTTTTTAAATAGTTTTGATAAATGATGGTCTGGAAATGGTTTGCCATCTTTTTTATTTATAACAACCCAATCAACCTGGGCTGTGGCTTTTGCTATAAGATATACTGAACGGTAAACCCAACTATTAACCTTATAACCTTCTTTAACTGCTTTAGACAATGACCATTCAGTATACATTGGCTGACCGGTCTGCACAAGATATTGATTAGCAATAGCTAAATTACGAAGTAGCATTCTTTTTAAAAATGTTGGTATGAATTTCATATTAAAACAGTTCCTTAATACAAGCTTTTAAATATTGGAATTTACCACACAAAATAGCTGTCCATTTATATTTATGTTGGTGGTTTGAATAATAACTACAACACCATTGACCGTTGCTATATTTAAATATATATGGCTTAAACGCTATAGCATTATCAGGATGCTTTAAAGAGATTCTATATTGTATTTTTTTAAATATATCATTCATAACTTTTTCAAGTTCACACTCAACACCATCACTATTAATTGTTATTTTCATGCAACAAATATCCTCTGCTGTTTATTTATAAATGCCACTTCAATAGCTGTCATACAACAATCAAAATCATCATCAAACTCACTATTCGGAAACTCTCTTCCTTCTTTTGTCAAAACATCAATTTCAGATATATTAACATTTAAAACAACTTGACCAGCTTCGATATATGGTGATGCATCTTCAGCTCTAAGAAATTTATCATTACCAGCATTTCTTGGAACTTCTTTAATTTTCAAACCTAATTTTTTAAGTTCTTGAATTAATCCTGTCCCACTTGATTTATCTTCAATATACATAGCTCGTAAAACTGGATCATCAGGTTTAATTCTTGGAATATCATGTTTTTTATAAAAAATCTCTGCTTGTTTTCTAAGGTCCGGAGCTTTTAATTTTGCCCTATATTTATCAAGCAAATAAATACGATCATCAACACCAACCCCCCAGCATTGAAAAACTGTCCAATCGTTTTGCCTCTTATCTTTTTGAGCTGTGTCAGCGGTAATAAGCTTATATTTAATCTTAGGAAGAACCTTCCACCAGCTCCACCATTCATCCTTGACGACTGTACCGCCCGATACTGTTGGTTCTCCTTGATATAAAGACTCCCATGAGGAGGAAGGCATGAGAGCCTTTTTATTGAGCAAAAATTCCAAAGATTTTAATTTTGGAAATAATGCTTCACCAACATCTCTAAATTTTTCTTTTATTGTCGATATTGCTTTATAATTCAATATTTTAATATTATCACTAAATTTATCTTTTATTTTTAAAAGCCTACCAATAATATCATGAGTAGTCCACCTGGTCATAATAATTATTAACCCAGCTTTATCAGAAAATCTTGTCATAAAATCATCAGTGAACCAATTCCAAATTCGTTCTGACCATGTAATGCTATTCGCTTGCTCTCTACCTTTTACAGCATCATCAATAACTCCTATATCAAGGCTTTCTCCTGTAACGCTACCACCGACAGTTGTATTTCTAAATTGACCACCAGTTATTTTCCCACTTTTATCTATAAATTCAATATGTTTACTGTTTCGTTTAGGTTTACCGGCTATTGTAACAGTATTGCTTTCATTTATTTTATGATCCGGAAATACTTTTTTATGTTTATCTGAATCAAAAAACCTTTGAAGTTGAGTATTAAATTTTATTCCAAGCATGTCAGAATAACTTGAATAAATAGATCTTATCCAAGGAAGCTTACCACTTATCCATGCAATAAAATCTGTTATTGTCCATGATTTGCCATTTTGAGGTGGTGATTGTATTAATAACACTGGTCTTTTCCCTAAAAGAAAATCAAGGTAAAACTGTTGAAGATTTTTACACAGGTCAGCAATAAACCAATTATAAATAAAATCATCAGATCGCATGTACCGACGATACATAAGAAAGTTTTTTCTTGATTTTCTGAGCCAAGCTTCCTCGACCATATCCATATCCGTTGCTGTATAATTCATAAAACCTTTACTACTACGAAAAATATAATTGCAAATAACACTAAATCAATTATTGTAAAATTATTATCAATCACTATCTTTTTTCCCTATCGGTTTTAAATTCATATGCATCATCATTTTTATTATATTTTGATTCAAACAATCAATATCATTAAAGGCTTTTTTTATTACCTTTGAATCATCCCTCTGCCTGCCATTAATAATATTTCTATGTTCTAAACAGGCATGATTATTTACAAGATTTAAACCACCTTTTTCCTGAAAAATTAC